TGTTTATTGTCAATACGAACAAGAGGTAGTCGCGTGGGCTGGATCGGAGCAGGTCTTTCAGGAGCGGAATGGCATCGTAGGGGATGGGTTGGACTGTGATGGTGCTGCCTTTTTTGGGATGATTCGGGTTGGGCATGGTTGCCTCCTTGGTTAATGTTAAGTTTAATGTACTGATAGTTGGGATTGGTGTCAAGCAAAATAATTGGGGATGGGGCAAATGAGTGAAAACGCCTACAAAGAGTTTTTTGAATTGACCATACTCATGGAGGAACTTGAGCGTATAGAACAATGGTTATTCGATGGCTGGATACCGAACGAATTAACAACTCAAAATCTTGATGCTGACTCAGAACTGGCAGCGTGCCAAGCGAGCGTTTACAGAAAGATTATAGGTATCAAAAGGGAACTTAGCGATGGATGAATTAAAACCGTGTCCGTTTTGTGGGAGCGGCGCAACTTGCATCGACGATTACTGCGAAGGGTGGGAAACATACTATACTGTTCAGTGCGACAACGGAAAGTGTATGATTGATATTGGGTGGCATGAGACACCAGAAGAAGCAATAGCTATGTGGGATCAGAGGGTAGATAGTATATGCGGAATAAAGACGACTATTAACTTCAGTGGAGATTTAAAGGTCGAAGGATACTGGAAGAAGTGGACAACTGAAGACGAGTTCACTTGTATAAAATATACAAGGAGCGGGCTTGTTTATCTGACAGACCCTGACGGAAAAAACGTAACTGTTCCTAAAAGAAATTGTAACGCGCTGAAATAGCAAGGATTAAATGGACGAACCAATTAATAACGAGGCAATTAAAGAGCGGCTGAAGGAGCTGAAGCGGAAGAAGCTGGAGCTGTTGAAGCAGCAGGCCGCTTATCAGCAGGATAACCTTATTGAGTTTTTTAACAATCCAGAGCGGCCACTAATTTCAGGAAATTTTCTTGTCCCGAATCCTAAACAATCTCAGCTTATAGAAGCGTTTAAAAGTCAACGATATCGGGTATTTACGTATACGGGTGCGAACCGTTGTTTGCACGGAGATACGTTAATATACGATCCTGTCAATACAGTCAGTAGACCGATAAAAGAGATTGATTCGGACTTCCATGTTCTGTCTTGGGATGGTGAAGAGCTTGTAGCAGCCAGAGCATTGCAGCCATTCATGACAGGCACCGATGAGTTCTGCCGGGTTGAGCTTGATAGCGGCAACGCGTTTGAGGCTTCAGAGGGGCATGAACTGCTTACAGAAAATGGGTATGTTAAAGTTTCCGAAATAGAGATAGGCAGCAAACTCGTTACTGGAGCAAGAATAAAGTCTGTTGAAAAGTGCGGGACAAGAGATAGGTGGGATATTCACGTACCGCTATACAACAACTACTACGCCCAAGGAGCCGTGCATAAGAATTGTGGCAAGACCACGATTTGGGCAATAATTGCAATATGTTGCATGGCTGGTAAGTGGCTGTGGAGCGGCGAACCTATTAGGTTTTCTCATAACAAGCCGAGGAAAATAAGAGTAATCGGGCAAGGTTGGTCGAGCCATATCAAGACAGTTGTGGTTCCAGAGCTTTGGAAATGGTGGCCGAAGAACAGGCCGTTGGTAGGCGGCAAGCCTAAAAAGAATAATGATGGCGTTGAGTACTTTTGGGAAGATGCGATTACTGGCAGTACTCTTGAGATCATGAGCAACAAACAGGAATCAGAGATGTTTGAAGGCTGGTCTGGAGACGCTTGCATTGAAGAGAACCAGCGCGTCCTAATGAGCGATGGGACATGGAAACCAATCAAAGATGTTATTGTTGGCGACGAAGTGTGGACTGTTAATAGCTGCAATCTTAGGTCAAAAAACACTGTCAGCAGGGTTATTAATCGTGGCGTTAGAGATATTATAAAGGTTAACCTTGTCGGAGGCAAGACCATATTATGTACTCCAGATCATGAGATTTATGTAAGAAACCCTGAGTGCGTAAATAATGATTGCAGAAGTATAAAGGTAGAGGCCAAGGATTCCGTTGGACATCGGGCGTATTGCCCGCTGGTTAATACCGACCCAGGCGCAGCAGATGATTTTTTTAATGTGTTCGATGGACTACCGTTCATACTTGGCGCGTTTATAGGAGATGGATGGTCCCATGTTAGCGGAGTCAATGGCGACAACAACTATGTATTTTTTGCATCTGGCGATGGATGCGTGGTCGAATATTTCAATGAGTGTCTACCAGGGCATTACAAACTTGTTCATAGAAAGAAGTATGATTACGCTTTGTTGCCAAACAATGGACTTATAGGCAGTTTTATATCTTCATTGGGATTGATAGGTAAGAAGGCTCATGAAAAGTTTATACCGCAGCAAGTATTCAAATTAAGTAAGAAAAACAAGTTGGAGTTTATACGTGGGCTGTTGGCAACTGATGGATGGGTAGTCGATGGAGGCATAGGATACGCTTCAACGTCTGAGCGCTTAACAAGGGACTTCGGGTTGCTGCTTGATAGCTTAAACATAAGTAGCACGATACAGTTCAAAAAAAGCCAGAAGGAGGGCGTGTGGCGCGACCAATGGTTTCTATGCCTTAATAAGTCTGCATCGGTCATTAGGTTTTTTAATGAAATAAAATACGTGCCAGGAAAGGATATAGCTAAGGCTTTTCGTAGGGCAAAACTCGCCTACCTTAATAATATTGCAAGAACCGTTAAGCATAATGGCGGTATGGCTAACGAGGATTTCAGGGTATGTGAAAAGACTTTTCGCAGAAGTGTTCAATACAAAAGGGTTAAGTCTGTTGTTCCGGCTGGCACTGCGAGAGTATACGACCTGACTGTAGAAACCAACCATAACTTCATATGTGAGGGAATCCTCGTTTCAAATTGTGTCTATGATGAGCCCCCAAGGAGAGACATCCGCGTAGCAGCAGCGCGTGGCCTCATAGACCGTGGCGGTTTTGAACTCTACGCCTGTACCCTGCTCAAAGAAGCGTGGGTAGCACAAGAGATTATCAAAGCACGGCTACCAGACGGCAGACCAGACCCGTCAGTTTACAACGTACACGCCACCATCGAAGACAATATCGGCTACGGCATCACCAGAGAGAACGTAGACCAGTTCGCCAAGATGCTAACCGAAGACGAAAAGGACGCACGTTTAAGAGGCGTACCGTCCTACATGAGCGGCTTGGTGTACCCGCAATTCCAGCGCGACATTCACCTCAAGCCACGTTTCCGAGTCCCTCTAGACTGGCCAGTAGACATAGCCATAGACACCCACCCCCGCAAGCCCCACTCCGTCCTATTCATGGCCACCTCACCGCGAGGATTCAAGTACTGCATACATGAGATCAGAGAGCACGGCGACGGCAAGTCCATAGCAGAGTCCGTAGTCCGTTTAGTCCAGTGGGGAGTGTACCGTGTCAATAAAGTTATCATCGACCCCTTATCGAAAGGAGACAGCAACGAGACAGACACGACCTTTGAGAAAGCGTCAGACGTATTTGCTCGGCACGGCATGTATCTGGAAACCGCAAGCAAGAACAAAGACGCCGGAATTTTATCAGTAAAAGAGTACTTAAAGTCAGAAAATAATGAAGCTTCTCTTTTCTTTTTCGACGACTTAGTGTATACTATTAAGGAAATCGAGGGTTTAATGTGGGAGGTAGACCCGAACAGCGAGAAAGAGAAGGCACAAAAAGTAGATGACGACATGATGGAGGATTTGTACCGATTGATTCTATTAGGTACAGAGTACACCAGAGCGGTTGAGGCAGAGGAAGACGAGGTGCCTGTGGTGTCTGGTGTAAATAAGGTTACGGGGTATTAGTCATGAAAGAGCGCGAAGAACGTATTGCAGAATACAGGCGCAATAAGCCCTTGGATGAGTTGGCGCGAAAGTGGAACAAGGCAAAGGGTAGGCATAGCAATAAATTCTGGTCCGCTGAGTGGCTTGATCTATCACATGCGAGTGCTAAGGTGTTTGCGCGTTTCTTTGAGGGGAGGAAATGACAATGACATTCGGTGAAATTTCAAATAAAATATGCGACGAAATTCCAGAAGGTTGGGAGATAACTGTTTGTTTTGAAAAGGACGCTGGCTACGTCGAACTGCTTGATAGAAAAGCCGGTAAGTATGTAGAGTACGATAGCAACTACGAAACAATTATACAACAACTGCAAGATGCCTTAGAACATGCCATTCAGCACAGCGCCGATAGCGGCAGTAGATAACTAATTCTGGAATACAACATGAAGAAACGCTCACTAAAAGACATCCTCTCCTTCATTCAGATGGACAATATCGCTGATGAACTGGACAAGGACGAACTAATCACTATCGGCAACACAGTTTACGAAGACTACCAAACCGACAAGGATTCTCGTAGGGATTGGGAAACCACCTACGAAGACGCAATGAACCTCGCCAAGCAGGTAGCCGATAACCGCGAGTACGCTGGCGAGAAAGTCTCAGACGTAAAGTACCCCACCATAGCTTCCGCAGCAATTCAGTACGCAGCAAGAGCCTACCCTGCAATTATCAAGGGCGACGAAGTTCTGAAGCACAAGGTTATTGGCGCTGACCCGCAAGGCATTAAAGCGGCAAGAGGTATGCGCGTATCCACCCACATGAACTACCAGATTATGGAGCAGATGGACGGGTGGGAAGACGGCATGGATCAGCTTCTTGTATATCACGCTCTGGTCGGCAACTGTTTCAAGAAGACGTACTATTGCCAAGAAAAAGGACAGAACGTATCAGAGATTGTTCTGGCTGAAGACCTTGTAGTAAATTACTACGCCAAGAACTTTGACGATGCGCCCAAAACTCAGATTCTCAAGTACAGCCACAACCAGTACAGGGAAAACGTGTTGATGGGTATCTGGCGTGACATCGACCTTCAGAAGCCCGACGATAACGAAGAGGACAAGACCCACACATTCTTTGAGCAACACCGCCTATTAGACTTGGACGATGACGGCTACGAAGAACCGTACATTGTTACCATCGAGGAAGAGAGTAAGGATGTAGTTCGTGTCGTAGCGCGGTTCGACAAAGACGGCATCCAGATAAACACCAAGAACGAAATCGTCAAGATAATCCCTGAAAAGTATTACACCGAGTTCCCGTTCATGCCGAGTTTCGACGGCTCTATCTATAGGATGGGATTCGGTATCCTGCTCTCACCTCTTAACCATTCTATCAATACCCTGTTCAATCAGCTTATCGATGCCGGTTCATTGGCTACCAGACAGGGCGGGTTCCTTGGCAGGGGCATCCGGCTGTTACGTGGCGGCGAGTCTGGAACTATCACCTTTAAGCGTGGCGAATGGAAGCACGTTCAGTCTTCTGGCGATGACCTGAAAAAGAACATATTTCCGCTGCCGGTTAATGAGCCGAGTTCAGTCCTGTTTCAACTCCTTGGTATGCTGTTGGCTATGTCTAAGGAATTGGCGAGTCAGTCTGAGCTTCTATCAGGCTCTCAGAACCAGAGCAACATCCCGGCTACAAGCACCTTAGCTCTAATCGAACAGGGCCTCCAGGTTTATTTCGGTGTCCACAAGCGCGTCTACCGTTCCATGAGAAAGGAGTTTAATAAGCTCCACAAGCTCAACGCCAAGTACCTTAAGGAAGAAGAGTACCAGAGAGTCCTTGACGATCCAGCCGCGTCTGTAGAGGACTACAGGATGTCAGATTACGATATTCGCCCTGTGTCAACGACCTCTACTGTAACCACGACTCAGAAATACATGAAAGCCCAAGCCATGGTTGAGCAACGCGGCAAGGGCATGAACGACATGAAAATTAATAAGTTCTTTCTTGAGGCTCTTGAGATTCCAGACATTGAAGAGTTCCTTAACGCCCCCCCTCCCCCGCCTGACCCGGTATTGGAATTGGAGAAAGTCCGTGTTGAGCTGGAAGGCAAGCGGTTAGAACTGGAAATTATCAAGGCCAAGGAAATCGCAGCAGAGAAACGCGAAAAGGGTATCCTCATGCGGGCGCAAGCTATCAAAGCTATCGCAGAAGCCGAAGCCCAAGAGGTAGGCACTCAGTTTGAGAATTATATGAATCAAATCAACGGAATGGCACAAACAATAGAGGCTATGGATAAAGTCATAGCGCAATTATCAGGAGGTGAGAATGTTGGACCTGGACAAGGAGGAATGGGCGCTATGGAAGTCCCACCCCCTAACCCGCAGAGTATGGGCCAGCCTGGAGAAATACCAGCAGGAGTTGAGGGACCGAATGTTCCTGGGGGAATGCCTTGACGGTGATTCGGCTGAATCAACAGCCCTGAACTATTCAACGTATGTCGGTATAGGACAGGGGTTGCAGGAACTTTTAGGATACGAACCGGAAGAAACTAAAATAGGTGAGTAGATGAAACTTTTAGGGTTTCAAGTTAGAGTTCCTGGGCAGAAGTTTGAAGCAGCGGTAGTGTCTGTCTGTGTAACAATTTCTGAATATGACGGAGACTACACTGCTCTAAGGGCCTTATCTCTGAAACTAATGTTGCCGTTCCCATTTCTCAGGCGCGTATATTATGATGGTGCAAATTTTATGCGTGGCTGGTTTATCCCTGTGCTTTCTTTTAGGGGTGGATTTGTGGCGTGTAATGTTCTGAACCCGAAAATATCAGCAGATATTCATTGTGTTGGCATAGGCAAGCAACGGTTCATCTGTACCAGAGAGAGTTTTGACGATGCTGTTGAAATGGGTGACATAGAAAGGCAGATAGCAGATAGCAAGGTTCCGCGCAAGTATATCGACTTACTAATTAAAAAAGGGATCATAAGGAGAGCGAAATGAATTTCCATCCAGAGGGTACAAAGCTACTGATTAAGGCAGACCGCACAGAGTCTATTACCAAAGGCGGCATCATCCTACCTGAGACATCGCGGGACCAATCGCAATACAAAGTTACGATGGCTACGGTTATGGCTATCGGGCCAGATGCTGTATCGAATTTTACCGACCCTAATACAAACGAGAAACGTGCTATCAAGGTTGGCGACAGGATTATCTTTACCCGCTACGGTGGCGCCTACATCTACACTGAGGACCGCGAGAGTGACCTCAGAATTATTCAGGACCAAGACGTTTTGGCGCTGATTACTGATGAGGTTGGGGGTGAGGTTTGTAGGGCTGAGTAAAAAAGGGGGGTGTTGCCATGTTGGTTAAGGCAGTTTTTGAAATTAACGGAAAAGAAATTGAACTTACAGAAGATGGTGCATTGCAGTTAAGGGATGATATCAACCGTATCTTCTGTCCCAACCAGACCAAGATTGCTACTGCCAGGACTTGGCCTAAATATCCAGTGTATGACGGAAACGTATGTATCAGCGCTGGCGTCCCTGGCGAGTGATAAAAATTATATATTTCAATTTGTTATTCACAATTTTCTTGACATCTTGTAAATTTCTTGGTAAAGGTAATGTAAGTGTTAGAAGAGCCTAACACAGTTTCAGAACGCGAAGTGCGCTGCAAGATATGTAACGCACTGTTATTCAAGCTAAAAAGCGGTGAAAAACTAAGCATAGAGATTAAATGCCAGAAGTGTAAAAACATAGTTACCATACAGCGCAAGTAGCGC